GGAATATCCGGATCACCGACCTTGAAAATAAGGACCTCTACAACAAGGGGTGCTCGTTCATCGGCGGCATAATCGGCGGAATCCTGGCCGTTATCGGCCAGAAAGTTTTCTGGAAATAATCAACCTGTCATCCCGGGTGTTTTTCCGTCATCCCGGACTTGATCCGGGATCCAGATTTTCACGAAAGACGAAAGACGAGAGACGAAACCAAATGGACCGCGACATCAAACAGATTAAAAAAATCATTGTTCATTGCTCCGATTCCGAATTCGGAAACGTGGACCTGATCGACCAGTGGCACAGGGAGCGCGGCTTTGCCTCCTGCGGGTATCATTATGTGATTTTAAACGGCTTTATCCGCAAAAACGCCCCCTACGATCCCAAGTTAGACGGCCTGGTCGAGTTCGGCCGGCCGCTCCACGAGATCGGCGCCCACGTCAAGGGACACAACACCGATTCCATCGGGATCTGCCTGATCGGAAAACATCTTTTTTCCGGAAAGCAGCTTTTAGAGGCTTTGCCCGACCTTATCACCAACCTTTGCGTCGGGTTTAAGTTTACGTTCAAAAACATTTTCTGCCACCGCGATTTTGATCCCGGCAAAACCTGCCCGAACATCGATTCGCGGCTGATTAAAGCCCTGGCCGGGGTCAAACGGATCATCCCGGAGGTATGGAAGGAAAAACAGCCATGAGCATCTTTGCCAAAATCGCCGACATTTTGGGCGGCTCCGCCTTAAAAGAAGGATTCAACCTGGTCAAATCCTATTTTCCGCCGTCCATGACCGACCAGGAAAAAACCGCCGCCGAGCTCGCCTACGCGCAGTTCGCGCACACCAAAGAGATCGAAATGATTCGGGTGCTAAACGAGGCGGAATCCGAGTTCAACCAGCGTATCCGGGACATGGAGGGGACCGCCGCCGATCTAAAGACCATCCCCGTTATCGGTCACATCCTGATTTTTTTGCGCGGGGCGCAGCGGCCGGCCTGGGGGATCTTCACCCTGTTTGCCGATTACCAGATTTTTTCCGGCGCCTGGTCGCTCCCAAATAGCCCGCACAGCGCCCCCATGCTCTTTGCCATCAACATCCTGGTGCTCACGTTTATTTTCGGCGAGCGGGCGGTCAAAAATCTTACACCTTTTATCATGCAGTTTTTCGGGGTGAAAAAATGAACAGCAAAAGAATGAATAAAATAAAACTGTTTTCGTTGATTTTGATTTTGTCGGTTATGATCTCAACGCCTCTATTCGCTCAGGATGCGCTGGCGAGCAATACCGGGATAAACGCGAATGCGAGTTCGTTCACGGTGACGGTGGAATTGAAAAAAAAATCTGAATTGCAGTTTTGGCTATTAAAATAAGGATCCAAAAAATGAACCGGATCGAATTCATCAAACAGACCATGGCGACCGAACCTTATAAGCTGATCGCCTCCCTCGCCTCCACCAAGGCGATCATCGCCGAGCTCCTCCAGGAGATCGACCGGCTAAACGGCAAGCTCGATCGGCGCTGCATCTTTAACCGGCCGCTCCCCAAGTCCCTGGTCGGTCCGCACAGGTCCATTTCGTCCACCGTGTCCACTCCAACCCCAAACCCGGAGGCCCCATGTTAGAGATCCACTTTGACAAACGCGGCGAGATAGCGCTCGAAAACATCGCCGACATCCTCCGGGCCTATCCGCGATTCGGCCGGCGGGCATTTGATTCGGCGCTCTCCTCCGAAGGGTACCGGTTAAGGTCAGAACTCCAAAACGCCATCAAACCAGGCGGCCCGGACGGCTCATGGCCGGCCATATCGCCCTACACCGACCTTTTAAAACGCGCCCAGCGCAAGCGGAAAAACCAGTCCGGCTTGATCAAGAACAGGTGGAAAAAAGGCGGGTACAAGATGCACCGGGCTTTGAAAATGGGAATCCGGGTCGCGTCCGATTCCACCCGGGCGCCGTTTTTGCGTCTCCGCGCCGGGATCCGCTACGCGGTGGATAAAGACATGAACATGATGACCGTCGGTTTTGTCAACACTTCAAGATCGATGGTAAGGCTCGCCCATTTCCATGCGGAAGGGTTTAAAACCCCCATCACAAAGGATGTGCGGAAAATGTTTTGGGCGCTCGCCATCCCGCTCAAAAAAGGCCAAACCCATATCGAAACCCCGGCGCGGCCGCTGATCGAGCCGATATTCGAGGCTGAAAAGGATAGGACCCTGGACAACATCCGGAAAAAGATGGTGTCCAATATCGCCCGGTATATGGCCGGCCGGATCAAAAATCCGGATTAAGGAAACGCCATGTCCGAATCAACCGTACTAGCCCAGGTCAAAACGCTCCTCGATGATGTTTCCGGGATCGGCGCGGTTCACGATTACGAAAGGTTTTCCCGGTCCCCGGCCGAATGGCTCCAACTCATGCGCTCTTCCGGGATCGTCAACGGCTGGGAGATCCACCGCCAGCGCACCCCGGCGGTTCGGGACAACATGCCGACCCTCCGGCGGTCGCACAATTACATGATCTCCGGGATCTACGAGCTTGACGACGCGAGCGGCTCCGAAAAAACATTTCAAGCCCTGATCGAGGCGATCTACGTCAAGTTCAGGGACAACCACACCATCGGCGGGACCTGCATCAATTCGGACCCGGTCCAGGTCATGGACGTATCGGTGGATGTGATCGCCAAAACCCTTTACCACACCTGCGAGCTTCTCCTGGTGTGCTACGAGCGCGACACGTACGCGTAGGGGCAAAAAATTTGTTGCCCCTACCAGAAACCAGAAATCATCAACCAGAAACGGGAAACCAACATGGCCGACACCGCAACCACCAAAATTTACGATCAGGAGGGAAACCTCATCGAGGAATACGCCCAGAATCCGCACAAGCCGGGGAACTCGGCCGCCGCCGGTCCGGTTCCGTCCGCATCCGTCCCCCAGGGGTTCGACACCCACCCGGACGCGGACACCCCGGACGATTGACGCTCCCCGTGTACGGGCGAATAATTATTCGCCCCTACCAGAAACCAGAAACCAACAACCAGGTTTTAACCGTCATGCCGGACCCCGATCCGGCATCCAGTACAAAGGAGACATTCCATGCTAAACGAACGATCCCAGATATCGGTCGAAATCGAAGCCGTCGAGGGGACCGCCGAGACCCTGGTCGCGGCCGATGTGATTTCCCCTGCATTCGAGCCGACCTTCGAGCCTTCAATCGAAAAACATCACCGCGACCCGGCCCGCTCCGACCTTTCCCAGCTCGTCTCGCTTTCCGGAAAACGGTCCGGGAAGATCGGCTTTAAGGCCGAGCTTGCCGGCGCGGCCGCCGCCGGGACCGCGCCGATGCTTTCGGATGCACTGAAGGCCTGCGGCCTTTCCGAAACCATAGTCGCCGTGACCTCGGTCACCTACAAACCCGCCTCCTCCTCCATTTCGTCGGTCACCGTCGGCCGCCACGTGGACGGCAAACGGAACCGGATCTGGGGCGCCCGGGGAAACGCAAAGCTCCTTCTCGAAGCCGGAAAGCCTGGCATTTTCACGTTCGATTTCCAGGGTGCCGATTTTGACGACGCGGACGAGGCGCTCCTCGCCGGCGTGACCCATTCATCGATCGCACCCCCCATATTCGTTTCCGCCTCCCTGACCATCGACGGTTACAGCGCCATCATCACCAAGGTCGAGTTTGATTTTGGAAACACGCTCGCCCTGCGTCCCGACGCCAACTCCGCGTCCGGACACAAAAGCGTGGTGATCACCAACAGAAAGCCGATGCTCCGGTTCGACCCGGAGGCGGTTTTGGCCGCAACCGAGGATTTTTTAGGAAACTGGCGGTCCAACGCCTCGATGGCGTTTTCGGCCGTTTTGACGGGAAGCGCCGCCGGAAACATTTTTACCATCACCGCTCCGGCGGTTAATTATCACGGTCTCCGCGAGACCGTGCGCGACGGCGTCCTCGCCTACGAGATCGAATGCGGCCTGGCCGGAAGCTCGGGCGATGACGAATGGCAGATCGCCATCACGTAAACCGGAATGTTTTTGACGTCATCCCGGACCTGATAAGCCTGCCCCGGACTTGATCCGGGGGGACCCACGGATTTTGACCCTTAACCAGAAACCAGAAACGGAAAATCACCATGTTAGTTGTCGATTCAAAAGAAAAGCTGTCCGAAGGAAAATGGCGCGTTTATGCCCCAGGCGTCAAAGTCAAGATCAGGCCTCTATCCAAGCGCCGAATGTCCGAGCTTCGCCGCGAGGCCGTCATTGAAAAAGAAGGGATCGAAAACGGCCGGCCGGTCATTAAAAAGGAAATCGATCCGGACCTCCTCGACCGGCGCATCCTCCGGGCCGCGGTCGAGGATTGGGAGGGGATCGTCGATGAGAACGGCGGCAAGCTCCCGGTCACCCTGGAAAACGTCGATATCGTAATGGAAAACTTCAATCAGCTTTCCCTCTGGGTGTCGTTCGAATCCGGGCTTATGGCCGAGACCATTGCCAGGGAAAAGGGGCTCATCTTAAAAAACTCGAAGCCGTCGCACGATTCCGGCGCAACCGGCCAAAAGGAATAAGATCCTGCGCCGCCTGCAAGATCATCCGGGCGCTCGCCCCGGAAAAGGTCCCCGTATCGTGCGACGTGTGCGCCCCGGCCGAGCTTATGCCGGAAAACGAGGAGATGTTCGAGGCTCTTTTTGATTTCCCGGGCCTCCTTTCCTTTGATTCGTTTTCAGGCCGTTACGCGGTCGATTACCAGAACGCCCAGGCTTTAAGCCCCGGTCTCGGCCAGAAAGACGCCATCTGGTTCATCCAGCGCCTGGAGGCCGTGGTCAAAGGTTTGAACACCAAAAAATAGAATCCGTCATCCCGGGCTTGATAAGCCTGCCCCGGACTTGATCCGGGGGGATCCAGGTATTTTGACCTTAAACCAGCAACCCGAAACCAGAAACGAGAAACTGATATGTCCGACTCATCCGTCCGGATGCAATTTATCATCGATTCCAAAACCGGCGAGGCCCGGGTCGAGGCCCTTGGCGATTCCTTTACCAAAGTCGGCCATAAAGGGAAATCGGCCTTTTCGGAAATCGGATCAGCCGCCCAGAACCTCCAATCCCGGATAGCCGCCAACATCAGCCCGATCAAAACCCTTGGAACTGCCTTTGGCGCCTGGCAGGTTTCCCGGCTGGCCAAAGACGTTCTCGACGTGGCCGCAAGCTTTGAGTTGATGGAAATCAAGCTCGATGCCCTCACCAAAGGCCGCGGCAAGGAGACCCTGGAGCGGATCAACGCCTGGGCGCTCGACATGCCGGTCAACACCCGAAAGGCGGTCGAAACCTTTTCCATGATGCAGGCCATGGGGCTCGATCCCACCATCGCCCGGATGCAGACTTTGGTTGATGTGTCATCCCTTTTCGGCGACGAGGCCATGCCGCGGGTCGCACGCGCCCTCGGACAAATGCAATCGCTCGGAAAGGTTTCGGCCGAGGAACTGAACCAGCTCGCCGAGGCCGGGATCAACGCCAGAAAATACCTATCCGAGGCTTTCGGCATGACCGTCGAGGAGCTTCAAAAATCGCAGGTTGAAATCAAAGACATCATCGAGGTCATCTGGAAGGGTCTTGACGCAGATTATTCGGGGTCTGCTAAAAAGGCGATGTCCTCCTGGCAGGGGCTGACCGCAACGTTCCAGTCGTATCTCGAAGAGATCGCCCGAAGGTTCATGGATGCCGGCGTCTTTGAAGCCTTAAAGACCGAGCTTGGCGGGATCAATGCCGAGCTTTCCAACTGGATCAGTCAAAACGGCGAGCTTCTTAAACAGAAGGTCCCCGAGTATGTGGACCAGACCCGGACCGCATTATCCAGCATATGGGACATTTTGACATATGATCCGGCCATTATAGAATACGGCATGGTCGGGCTTGCCATCGGCGGCCGCAAAGGCGCGGTCATCATGGGCGCTCTCGGGCATATGAAATCATGGGTGGAAAATCTTTCCGCCGCCATGGGAATGGCTTCTCAAGGGATCATCTCATGGAAAGATATCGCAACCGCCAATTTCAAGGAGCTTGAAGCCCTGGTCGCCAAAGGCGAGAAAGCCATCGAAAACGCCGGCCAGCCGGCCGAACAAACCTTTCAGAATGTCGAAAACGCGGGGGACAAAGCAGGAAAAACCGTCGAGGCTGCAACCGAGAAAATGGCCGACGGGCTCAGCCTGGCCGACATCCAGGCCCGCGCCCTCGAAAAATCGATGGACGCCCTTTCGGAGGCCGGAGCCGATCTGTTCAAGGAGCTTTACGACCATACCGGCCTTTCCGAGTTCGCGGAAAAAGCCATCGCCGCACAATCCAAGATCCTCGATAAAGAGGAGGAAAAATGGCAAAAGATCCTCGGCTCGGATGAAGACGCCCACATGCTCCGGTTAAAGCGCGAGCAGGAATTCCGGGACTCCCTTTTCGGCATGATTGACGAGGTGGTCGATAAGGAACAGGAGGCGGCCGACGAACGGGTTAGGATCAACCAGGATATGGTCGGCCGGAAAGAAGATGATGAATATAGCGGGTCATCTCTTTCGGCGCGGGAGACCCCCGGCTCCGGAAAATACACCGGGATGCCCGAAGGGTTCGCCGGTTATGAATGGCAGGGGATGTTTTTCGAGACCTACGCCCAGATGAAAGCCGCCTGGGACCGGGTCGAGCAAGCGGAGGAGGAGCGGGCCAAAGTACAGGAGGAGTTAAACCGGGAAATCGCCCGCGCCCAGGAGGAAGTGGTCCGCGAACTCGAGCGCGAGGCCGAAGCCCGCCGCCGGACCGTTGATTCTCTGTTCGGCTCCTATTCCTCGTTTCTGCAGGGCCGCGAGCGCCGCTCATGGACCGCCGCCGACTATTTTTCCGAATACGACCGCCTGGCCGATTCGTTCCGGAACGCCGGCAAGTTTGACGACCAGGTCGATGTTTTAAACGACATGCTCGACGTTCTCCGTTCGCTCGATTCCAAGGAGCAGGAGCAGCTCCGGCAGCAGGAGACCATGATCTCCGGCCTCGGCACCCAGGGGCAATCGATCAACGCCTGGCTGATGTCGCTTGCAACCGGCGCCCAGGCCCCGTCACAGAGCGCCGCCGCCTGGGGCGTCCAGTACCAGGACCTGTACGGCAAGGTCGATATGGCCGCCAATACCGGGCTTTCCGAGTTTTTGTCGTTTGCAAAGGATTACCTGTCTTTCCAGCAGACATACGCCCCCGGCGATTACACGTCCATTTATCAAAGCGTGCTGTCGGATGTAAACGCCCTCGGCACGTTTGAAACGATTTTGGAAAAACTATACGGCCTCGGCGTTTCCGGCCCGGCCGACGAGTTAAACAAATTAGCCCGGTCCATCAAGGAAGTCGGAGGCGCAGCATTGCTCGCCACCGGCGAGCAGGGCGTCCAGGCACTGATTTCCAAATTAGGCCCGGATGAAAACGGCCTGATACACGGTTTTAACCTGGCAGGCGGCGCGGCCGGCACCCTGGGAAGCAAGGTTGAAACCGGCACATCCGCCGCAATCGATCAGTTTGCCGTCTTTATCGGCGGCATCAAGGACCTGGTACCGACGAGCGCCGACCTGATCGCCCAAATCAACCCGGCGGCCATCGCGGCCGACATCAAAACCGACATCGAGGAGCTCGCCGGCGTGGCGGAATGGCAAAACAAATGGACCCAGGTCGGCGTGAATCAATACACGTCCGGCATGCAGACCGGCGTCAAATATTATTGGATTCATCCCGATTTTCCGGACATGATGTTTGACGATAAACGCGCATACGCAACCGGAGGCCTCACCTCGGGCCGGTCGCTTGCCGGCGAGGCCGGTCCGGAATGGATCGTTCCGACCTACGAACCCGAACGGTCCCGGTTTTTAAAGGACGTGGGCGCGGACCCGGAAGCCATCGGAAAGGCCATCGCCTCCCGTCTGGCGCCCCTTCTTTCCGGATCCGGCCAAGCTCAAATCATCGTGCCGGTCATCATCGACGGTCGGGAGATCGCCCGGATCGTCGCCGAGCAGGCGGCAAGATCCGGGGAAATGGTAAACGCCCTGAAACGGGCGCTCGTTTAACCTTTGCCGTCATCCCGGGCTTTTTAGTTGTCATGCCGGACCCCGATCCGGCATCCAGGTTTTGACCTTGACCGTCATCCTGGACCCCGATCCGGGACCCAGGTTTTGACCCTTAACCATCAACCAAAAACGAGAACCCAACATGGCCGCCAAAGAAATGTACGACTACCTGACCACCGTCGCCGCCGACGTGGATGTCACCCTCGGCGCGGGATCGTTCGCCATTCAGCCCGCGTTTTCGCTCCCCGAAGCCGGCGGCCGGAACCAGGTCGTTTTTGAGATGGATGACGAGTCCGAAGTGGTGATCGAGCTCGACTCTTCCGTCTATTTTACCACCAAGTTTTCCTGGAAAGCATTAAATGAGTCCGACTCCGGCGCGATTTTCGATCTGTTTTACAATTCGGCTTACGCCGATTGTCTTAAAAACTCGATCAAGTGGGACCACCCGACCGATGGCCACACCTACGTGATCAAGTTTAAGTCCATGATGAACCGCCCCCGGGTCGCCGCCGGCGTGTTCGACATCGACCCGGTCGACGTAAAAATCATCGGAAGGATCGCCGACTAACCCGGATCCCGATTGGGACCCATACGAGAGACGAAAGACGAAACACGAGAGACGATTTCCATGCAGACCCTGACCACCCGCTGTCAAACCATCATCGCCTCGGCCAAAATGTCCGTCGCCTGGCGGTACATCGTCACCGACGCATCGGGGACCTATTATTTCTGGTCTACCCGGGCGATCGACGCCGACACCTCGGTCATGGCGCCCTATCTCGAGGGAGGGGTCGAATTCGTTCCCGGCCTCCACGGTTACAACGAGGAGCATTACTGGGCTTACGAGGCCAAAATCGTCAACCGGCCGAAGATCACCCTTCGCGAGACCGGCAAGAATTCAAACATCATCGCCCCAAACGACATCGCCATCGAGGTGGCCAACCCGAACAACGCGCTCACCCATTCCGATTTCAAGGGCGGCCGGGTCTGGGTGGCCCTTTCGATGAACGACGGATCCGGCGAGCAGGTCATCCGCCGCTGGCGCTTCCGCATCAAAAAAACCGAGCCCAACTACCAGACCTTTACCCTGACATGCGAGGACTATCTCCAGGCGTATTTGCGCGGGGACTATCCCAACACCCGTTTGGTCCGGGACATCTTTCCGGCCGACGACGCCGACATCGACGACAACGTCTGCGTTCCGGCTCCTTACGGCACGGCTTATATCCCGCTCAGGTCCGATTACATCGGCGGCGCCATCGCCTATACCGCTTCCACCATATCCTTTACCGCCTCTGCAAACGGCGCGACCTGCAAGATTTCCGATTCGGCAAACGGACTTTCCGTGTTTGAAAAATACCGGTACATCACCATCACCGGCGGATCGGATCAAAACGGCACGTACCTGGTTTCCTCCGTGGCCCCGGACGGAAGCCAAATCGAGCTGTCCAAGGACGCAGGGATCACCACCGAGGCGGCCGGGGACTCGGTCACCCTCACCATGGGCTCCCGGTATTACATCCTCGGCGAGTACAGCGCGGACTATACCTTTACCATTTCCGAGTGCCGGTCTCCTAAACAGTGGGGCTTGAAATCGTCTCAGCCGTGGCAATCGGGTTCCTATGATTTTAATCAGTATACCAAGGCCGACCCGGACGCGACCGACTGGCGGGTGTTCCAGCCGATCATTGCAGATGCGGATAGCGATAACGTTGCCGACTCCCCCGGTTTATGGGCCGCAGGCGGCTATTTTTACGACATGCCGACCAAGTTCACCCGGTCCGACACCGCCTCGGTCACCGACCCCTCCGACATCACTCAGCGCACCCTTTGGGATTTCGGGTGCAGCCAGCTTTATCTCAACGTCGATTCCTTCGGCGCGGCCAAGACCGCCTTTGCCTCCTGGGGCCTTACCTGGAACGGCGCGTTCTGGTACAAAGAGCCCCGGCAAAAGGTCCTGTCCAGGCTGCTCAACATGTGCCACGCGCACCTTATTTCGGGCGACCAGATCGGCTTAAACGTTTTGTCAAAGACCTCCCGCGCCACCCTGACCAAGGCCGACATCATCAAGGCCAAGAAAAAACCCGGCCAGGGGGCGCTCTCCTTTGGCAAGGGGTCCTTCCGCTACCAGGACGTTTCCTACGACTATTATTCCGATTGCGGGTACGTCGCCTACGTCAAATCGGGCGAGCCTGCGGATAAGCTCTTAAAAATCCTGGTTCCGGCCAAGGGCTCGACAAGGACCAAGATCTCCGGAGACATCCTCGAGCTCCCGTTTATCGACGACAGCCAGGAGGCCCAAAAACTCGGGACCCTGAAATACCAGCGCGAGCTTCTCCGCGAGGCGGACGTTTCGTTTCAAACCGGCCCCAAGCATGCGGATAAGGACCCGGGCGACGTTCTGACCGTCAACCACGCCGATTACGGCGGGAGCTACGACATCATCATCGAGCAGATGACCTTCGAGCACGACGGCTCGATCGAGATCTCCGGCTACAAGCTGTCACAGGCGCTCGACGACTGGGCCGACCTCTCCCCCACCGCGGTCACCGTCTACTCGGACGATTCGCTAAACTATTGGGAGCCGGTCCTCGGCGGCCCGCTTTCGGACCAGGACCTCGGCCGCCGGGCGTTTGACGTCCTCGGGAGGCCTTTTCTGGTGGTCGGCCCGAACGCCAACCAGGGGGATTACACCGACATCCAGGATGCGGTGAACGCTTTGGCGGAGAGCCGGCATAACGGGATCTATATCTTAAACGGGACCTACACGCTTTCAGGACCGATCTACATACCGGACCGGAGCATCGAGATCCAGGGTGAAAACCGGGGCGCGGTGATCATCCGGAACGCGGCCGGCGAGCTGGCGTTTCATATTTACGATTATAATTCGGAGCTTCTTTTCGCAAATTTTACCATCGACAGCCAGAATACGAGCGGAAACAACACCCTGATCGAGATGAAGCCGAGCAGCGGGACCATGACCGGAAAGGCGATTTTCAAAAATCTCATTTTCGATCTATGGGCAGGCGGCACGCCGCCGCCGGGCGCGGGGGATACCGGTCTGTATTTGAGAGGGAGTTCCGGCCTCGGGACGGTAGAGACCTGCGAATTTAATTCCGGCAGCTACGGCGTCCTCGGTTACGACTGGGAAAACCTGATCATCAGCAAAAACAAGCTGACCGGGCCGACCGGCTACGGGTTCCATATCACCTATTGCGACGATTTGAGGCTGGAAGGAAACATCGTCAAAGATTTTCTGTACGACGGCGCGTTTATCGGAGGCGCCATATACCGGGTGTCCATCGTCAACAATACATTTATCGCCGACCCGGACGACGTTCAGGTGGGTAGACTGGTCGGGATCGATCTTTCTTCAGTAAACGGAGTGATTAAGGGAAATACGATAACCATCGCCAGCGCGCGCACCACCAGCACGCTTTACGGTATTTTGGCCAGTATCGGCGGAAATAGCATTATCGCGCTCAACAGCATTTTAATTGATGCAGAAACAACTTCATGGATTTACGGCGTATATGCTTCATATCTGCATGACGGCCAATTGTCCAATAATACCATTAAAATGGATGATTCGGATACCAGCAACAACCATTACGGATTTTATTTAATCAGCGTCGGCGCATATGGATCGAGCCGGAATGTCATACAGGGGAATCAAATTGATATGGTCAACAATGCGGCCGCCGACATCGGCATTTCGATGGATGCAAACAGCGGAAACAACCAGGGCGGCGACAACATCACCTGCAACGTCGGGACCAGCATCAGCGATGCCGGAACCGGAAACTCGGTCACCGCAAAGGATGTGTGAATTATGAACTGCGTCATCTATAAAAAAGGGTCCGACGAGATCACCCATCTCGTTCTGGACTGCTACAAGCGCGGGAATAATTTTATCGGCTCGAACATCCGGCTGTTCGGGATCAAGCCGAACCTGTTCGATCACATGTGGACCCGGCACGCCGCCCAGCCGGTAGCAGATCCGGCAACCGGCCGGGTCACCGGGTGGAACAAAAAGGTTTCCGATCTCGATCCGGCCAAGGAAAAGGTCGAGGTCCGGCAGCCGGATCATGCCGAGGTCCGCCAGGCGGTCAAGCACAGGCTGGAGCTTTCCCGCATGTCTCCCGCCGGTCTCGATTTGTATATCGATCTTCACGTCACCGATCTCGCCTCCGCCCGGGAGTTTTTGAAAATGCTCTGCCGCGCGGTTCTCGGGGTCATCACCATCCAGGATCAGGAGAAATAATCATGGCACTGCTTTTTCCGATCAAGGCCGCTTTAACCGGCGGCGCTGCCAACGCGGTCGACGGGATCGACGGCGCCGTCCTTTCCGACGGCGACATCGTCCCCGCCTCCGTCTCCGACGTGCTTTATTGGTACCGGGTAAACGCCACCTCGGGCGCCGCCGAGTCGAGCCCCGACATCATCTCGCCGGTCGCCAACGCCGGCGACAAACGAAACATCCTCCAGGGCCTCCGCGCCGCAAGCCTGGTTCTAACCGGCAACATCACGATGGGGGACGACAAATGGATCGGCCTGGGGGCGAGCGCGGGGAGGATTGTGTTTGATGATCAAGCGCCGGATATTGTAAGGGTAGCAAACGCAGTTTTAGACATACTGAATAATTCAAATGGTTCAACTGGATCAACGTTGAGGCTGCACAATCAGTTTTTATCTGATGGCTCAAATGTTGAAATTCATCTTATTGCCGGAGACCAAGATTCAAATCCCACATCAAAAATAGTGGGAGTAAGCAAATCAACAGGTGTGGGTGGAATTATCGGTGAATTGGCATTTTATTTTAAAGCCAATGGCGCTACTGGAGTCGGTTTAGCGGAAGGGGGCAGATTAGATCAGTATGGTAACTGGTTGATCGGTACAACTGATGGCGACAATACTCCTGCCACCGGCCGATTGGTGGTCAAGGGCGGCACCAACGACGGCACCACTAATATCCTGGTCGGTCGCAATTCCGACGAAGCCAATGTTTTCTGGGTGGATACAGATGGGAACACCCATACTGGCCATTCTAGCGTATCATCGTATTTGCATGTCGGCAATAATTATGCTCCTACTGATGCAGGCACATTAAGTCCAGGCATTTACGTGCATAAGAATGGCACATCCGCGTATGGGATAAAATTGCAATATACTGGAGGACAATGGGGAACATTTATATTCGGTCCGAATCATGCCGACCGGTTTATAGGTTTTGGCAAAATAGGATCCGCTCTAGAAGATGATGATATTGTAGAATATGCAAGATTGGGTTTGGGTAATGGATATTTTGGTATAAATAATAGTGATCCCAGTTACAAATTGGATGTTTTACAAGCTGACAATACGTCCGGAGTCCCCATCATTGCTGCCAGAGCAAATAATGCTACAGCTGGCATGGCTTTTACTTATTCTGGAATATCCGCAATTGGTACAAATTCCAATATTAACATAGGGTTTTTCCCTAAAGGCACCGGCTACAGCTATTTTGAGACTGGCGACGTCCATGTTGATCAAGGTAATATTTTAGTAGTAGGGTCTGGTGGCTATAACGCCGCAGGGGAAACTGGTATTGTATACCTGGGCGATGCGAATTCCGGCATAGCTGCTAAATATGATACTGGGGTGATTTTGGGCGTCTATAAAGCCTTCGGAGGCGGGACGTTAGGGACCAATTCAATGGATGCCCTTACGATAGCCCAAACAACCGGGTTGGCGACATTCGGCGGCAACATAGTTGTCCCGGCAAGCGGCAACATCGGGCCGTCCGGCGACGGTGATTTGATGGTCCTGGCGGCCGATTCGCTTACCGTCAATGGAACCATCACCGCCACCACCGCCAAGCTCACCAACCTGACCGCCGGATGCCTCCCATACCACGAATCCGATGCGGCCGGCCTGGCCAACTCTCCGATCTCGACCAACGGATCGGTCGTCACGTTTAACGGGATCCCGAACGACGGCGACGTGTTTTTCGATTCCTCCACCAACATGACGACCGCGGGTGATAAATTAAATCTCACCTTTCGCCAGGCCAGCGTGTCCGCCGAGGTGGCCCAGATACAGATTCTCTGCGAAAACACCGATCCGGACGTGGGCGTGGTGATCTATACCTACAACGGCGCGCCCATGGCCGAGAGCTTCCGCGTCTCCGGATCCGGGATCGTCAAAAACGCCGCCACCTACTCCCACGACATGAACGGTGAGACCATCCGGGCCGTCCAGGTCAACAATTCCGGCGAATTTGGCTACGACTCGTCTACCGAGCGCGCCAAGATAAACCCCGTGGACCTGGCAGACAGCTCCTGGATTTTCGCCCTCCGGCCGGTCGAATACGAGCCAAGAAAAAAAGAGCGCCGGATCATCGGCTACCGCTCCCGGATGGAAAAGGAGCGGTCCCGGTTTGTGTTAAACGGTGCGGTATGCGACATTGAGACCGAATCCGAGCGCCGGTTTCCGATCCGGAAAACGGCCTATCTCGAGGAGGGCGCCGGTTTTACCCGCACCGGTTTGATCGCCGAGGAGGTGGTTAAGGTCAACCCCGATTTTGTATTTTGGGACACCTATGTCACCGCATCGGTAAACGGCCAGGAGATTGAGGTTCCCGAATTCCGCAACCGCGACATGACCGATCCGGAGAACCAGGACCGGCTCATGACGGCTCAACGCGAGATCGGATTCGATCCGCTTTCGGTCCAGTACCGGTCCGAGATCGCCGGCGTCCATTACGACCGGCTGATCGTTCCGCTCCTTCACCAGGTCCAGCAGCTCCGATCGGAGCTCGACGCCGTCAAGGCAAGGCTGAACTAACGGAGGCCGACCATGATCCCTATTTTTCCCGGCTGGAACGAAACCCGCGACGCCCCGCCCAGGCCCGGGGTGTTCGCCTGGCACGATTCAAAGCCCCGCCTGGTCGAATACTATTATTCGGATTGGATCCCCGAGTTTTTCAAAAGCTGGATCATCCGCCACGAGCGCGCCCACACCTGGGGAATAAAGAAATGTCTCTCCGGCTCCCGGACCTGCCTTATGGCCGAGGACGACGACACCTGGGGAGGCAAGGCCAAACACGCCCTTTTTTGGCTCATCGGCCGGGGCCGTTTTTGCCCGGCATGTCAAAAATACCTAAATGAAAGGATACCCAAATGAACCCAAACCCGAACCAGAACCCGAAACCGTTGACCGTCGATTTGTCCGATTACGCCAAAAGAAAATCCGCCGGCATGATCAGCGCGACCAAATCCGGCGGCAAGGGGTTTGCCCTGATCGTCCGGAAATACACCGACGAGCAGCTCGACGCTCTGGCCGCCGAAACCCAGATGATTTCGATCACCCTAACCCAGCTCCAGGCCCTCCGCACCCAGCGGATCGAGGCGCATCAAAAGGACCTGGCCGACCTCGACGCCATGATCGCCGATTTAACCGCCCTCGACACCCCGGCCGACATATAATCCAACCCCCCGCACAAGGCGAATCCGCCGCCCCTCGTGCGTTTCCCCGCGCCGGGGGCTTACCTCCTCCCCCGTCCCCCGGCGCGTCTTCCAGCTTTCCATATCGGACCCCGCGACCGTCATCCCGGACCCAGATATACATATTGGGTTAATCAAGGTAAGAATAAAACTCATCTTTGGTTAATCCGGATTGCTCGATCATCTTTCTTAAAAGCGTCTTACCGTATTTTTCGGTTTTGCTTTTCAAATGATCGACAGTGACGATTCTTCGCTGTCCCTTGGCATATCCTTCCCATTGCGAATGGCTCGATCTTTGGCGTTTGGGCTGAAAACCCGATTTTTTCAAAATTAATTCAACTTGCTGCCGATCGAGAGGAGGATATTGTTTGCCCATTAACAGCGATGTGCCAGGTGGATGGGAATGTATTCCTTAAATGTAAAATTAGGCGGTAGAGACTTGATTTTTAGAACAAATTTTAGGAGATAATAAATCATCCAATCTCTTAATGGTGCTTTTCGGTTCATCAAAAGCGCGATGGACGGCTTGTCATCCGTATCCAAAACGGCGTCTACATAGCTGATGATAGCATCGTTCATTTTTCTTTTTAATTCAGGCATGCCTTCCGCTTCAACGGCTATGTTTAAATCGAGGCAGACCCCGACAAAAGGTCTGTCGCCGAGCTTGTATCCATAACACCTCAAAATCAATTTTTCAGGTCTGATCGCCATCTTTTGCCCCCTTTTCTGTAAAGTTTCCGGATGGCCTTTCAGTATTTGACAAAAGATATTATCTCTGGCAGCCGACTTCAATAGAAAAATTTACATAAATTTGACACATACAATATGTAGTTGCGGCAATTCATTGCTTATACTACCTGTGTTTAGCTGTTCTTCGCATTTCATGTCCGGACCGGCGGGCCAGCCCATCCCGGCCCACGCATTTTTATGAATATTGAAGAGTATGCGGGTCTTATTCGGGCCATGGGAACTTGCTTTTCCGATCAGAATTGCGTTTACTCCAGCTCCGCCGAAAAATACCTCAATACATCCCCACGATCGGTCCGGACATGATACATCACCGAATACGGCGTGGTTTTCGGGCCGCTGAACTCCGCGTCTTCGACCACCCCATCCACCCCGGTTGCCGATTTTACCCGCGCCCCGATCTTATGCGGAAAGACATTCCAATAAGGGCTCCCTTCATCTATTTCGCTCAACCATACCGTCGATGGAACCATTAAGCCTCCTTTAAGATGGATCGATATTTTTTTCCCCATTCGGGCGCCCCTCGGCGCTGTCGCTGATTTGGCGCCCACATTCATCGCATGTCATTAATGCCATTTGATTTCTTTTTTACGGTTGCGGTCTCATTTCGGCTATTACCTGGAGCGCATGTATGGCTTCCGGAAGACCGATTTTTTCATCATTGTCGATATCCCATTTAGATTTTTCATTTAACAGTGCATTATCCATATCGCTCTGGGTATATATTTTAGGCTCCGGCATGATAGCTTCTCTCACAGCAAAAACTTTCGCATATTGTATAAAGGCTACTTCTGGTCCATAGCTATAAAAGCAGATTCCGAGCTCTTGATGAGTGTACCAATAACAACCAGATGTAGGCATAAACATGGAAAAAAATTCGCTGTCGGTTGGGTATCTCCAATCGGAAAAGGTCCCCCAGTTTAGCTGTTCTATATACTTATCGGCTTGTGATCGTGTCACAGATAATGAACTAGACTTTTGCCACATTAAATTTGTGGATGTATCCGTTAGGGTTCCATCACCATTATCCACAATTCCTCCAAATACCGGCGTCGTTGCGGCCATCATCAGAAAAATTATCCAAAATGCTTTCATCTTTCCCGCCTTTCATTTCGTTTAACGGATAACTCCTTGTGCTTTTTGTTTTTCGAATTTTTCTCTACTTAAATAAAGTTTTTCTCCTATCAATAACGCCAAGCAATAAATATGTTTGCATGGGAATCCTCTTTCTTCGAAATCGGCGCAGCCACATCTTGAAAGTGATGTGCGATAGCAGTTAATTGTTCCGACTTTATTAATCTGATCGATTATCTGATCATCATCTCTTTCTATTTCATATGCGCGATACTGCCTATCGACCTGGGTCACAATCGTATGCACTTTTTCATTCCAGCCGCCCCACTGATTGGAGTCGCTTGAAAGTGTTCTCAAATAAAAAAGCTCGAGCTGTTTTTTGTCTTTAATCTTTTGGTATTCCGATTCTGTAAGTGGCAATTTTTTTCCTAAACATATTGCCTTTGCGTAGATATGCTTACACGCACCTTTCCGTGTTTTGAAATCCGGGCAGGTGCAGCTTGATAAATCGGTGATGTAATTATTCGGTTTTCGCCGTCGCAAATCCTCATAAGCTCGAAACTGGCGCTCTATTTGAAGCTTTTCCCAATGAATAGGATCTTCCCACTTTTCCATAATACCTCCCGTTGCAGGCTGATCAGAATAGAGAAACAGCCTACCTGGCATTTTACTGGCATTTTTATTTTGGGTTTTTTTTATTTTTCGGATTTAGTGGCTTTACCGGATAGATAGGACGATAATTGAATGACGTTGGAAAATGGAGTGCTGCAAATATTTGACGCACACGGCGGACCCCTCCAGCACCCCGAAAAACGGGCCGCCGTGATTATTTTCCGTTGTAGTTCACTTTTCTTTCCTCCACTTCCGGCTGATCGTCCTTTTTCTCGGACTTTAGCCGCTCGATATATTTTTTTGTTTCCTTCATCCAGTCTTTGAACTCATTACACTGGTCTTTGAGCTCGCCGATCTCCTTGGCCTGTTCATCGATTTTTTGGTCTCCGATGATCGCCTTGTGAAACGCCCTGACGTTGCTAATCAGGGCGGACCGATACACCGTATCGGATTTCAGAATTTCATGGGTCCGCTGCATGATCTCCCAATATTCCCCCTTGGTCTCGTGCGGCACCCACCCGCCATGGAGATCGTATTCAGGGTTCGGTGTCTTGATTTCGGTTTTTTCTTGTTTTGATGGATTCTTTTCTAAAGGTTCTGATTCATTGAAAAGGCCATCTATATTCACAATTTGACCATATTTTTCTTTTAATATAGCGATAAATTCGCTCGGAGGAACTCTCCTTTTTTCATAATTTAAATAAGTTGTATACTTTAAACCGAGAGCATCCGCAAAAGCCATTGCGCTTTTAAATCCAAGAACTTTTCTAAGCTCCTTTAATCTTACAGAAATTTTATGCGGATGCATATTTTTTTCTATTTTTTTCATGAAACGTGAATTTTGGTTCATCCGACTAAAGCGTACTTGGCTTCATGAAGCGCTAGTATTTTTAGTTTGAAAAATTCCACATCACGAAACCCATATGCTTGCCGTTTCATGGTTTTGATTTTGTTATTTGTGCCTTCAAGCGGTCCGGTTGATATGGGATAATCATAATAGGCCAAGATTCCGGTTCGATGAGCACAAAGCGTATTTGCAAACTTGATCAATATCTGAATACCGGAAGCCCGAGCCTTGGCAGCCCAGTCATATAGGAAATTCTCTGCTGCTTTTTTATCGAGCTGGCGCCAGAGTTGACGAAGGTCTTCTTTTAAATAGTAGGCGGTGGCCAGCGGAAGGTTTAGTTCAAGGGCTTCTTTTAAGCGCTGATGCTCGTTTCTGTCAGCATCGAGATTTTCGGGGTTTTTTAGCAGCAACCAGCGGGTGCCCTTTAGCACATCCTTTTCTGACTGCATAGTCGCCTGATGGTAGAGTTTGCGCCGCAGGTCGGAGAGCTTTTCGTTGAATAGTTTGATGATATGGAAATGGTCGAAAACGACAGTCGCCTGGGGGAGATTCTTTTGGATAGCAGAAATATAAGCCGGCGACATATCCATGGCAACCGCTTTTATCTTGGCTTTGGATGGTTTAAGCCGCCTCCAGAACGGCAAGAGCGCATCGGCGCCTTTGCCGTCACCGACAAATACCACGGCGCCGGTTTTCAGATCCAGCACGATGGTCAAATATTTGTGGCCTTTGCCGATGGAGATCTCATCGATGGCGATCAGTCTGAGTTTGCCAAGCTTGGGGCGAGCAAATCGTCGGCTGAGGCTTTGTTTCTGGATTTCTTTGATAATATCCCAACTGACATTTAGGTGCCGTGCGACATCTTGAATCGTCATATGTCGCGAAAGCTCCAATGCATAGCGCCTAAATGCATTCGTATAGGACAGACGAGGGGATGCAAATTTGACATTCACCTGGCGGATCAGATCGCAGGCTGCACAATAAACACGAGAAATTGACAGCACGATCCGAACTGCCATTTTGCCGATAGGAACAGAACGAAACCAACGATCCACCGATCCTCTTCGGATAACATGGCGGGATCGGCATACTGGGCATCTGAGGCTCGTAGGATCTTGTCTAATCCTGAAGATCACAACGCCTCCTTTAAATTGGGTGCTGACATGGGTGTAGCCATGAATTCCAAAAGCATGATAAAGAAGACTTGTGGACATGAGGGTTTCCTTTCTTTATTGATGTGGTAGTCAACAAAGAAAAAAACCTGATTGTCCACTTTTTTCAAGACAAAAGTACGCAAAAACCGGATGAACCTGAATTTTTTTGTTGACAATGTAGCCGATACGTATATTATGCACCCAATAACAAACGTTGCTTAACATCCACCCCAAAGGGACGTTAAAATGTTTTTGGATCAATACACAAATCTGAATCTTGTTGGGGATATTAAACTCTCCCCTTTTGCTTCCGAAGAAGATTGTCAAAAAATTCTGACCGAGCTTGAAAAGTTCATGGAAAAGTACTGCATTGACAAAATAGATATCGGCTGGAGCCGTTTTTGTTCTAGTGTCAATTTATTAAAATCATGAATTTAAAGCTTAAAATTATGTTTTTAGTATGCCCCTTTAAGCTCAACAGAACCGTCAGCATGCTGGATTATTTCAAGGTCCCTTCCGGCATATTCAGCAATGTTAAAATTGGAGAACGAAACGCCAGATGTAAAAGAAACACCAGGACTCATGGTGATGCCGCCGATTCGTATAACGCTTCTCGGGCTATAGGAACCATTTCCATTATCATGAAACACTGTGTCAAAAGGAACTCTCATTTTTATCCTCTCCTTCCCATTATAGTTCCAAGATCAGTTTATTTTCCAAAGGCGGTTCAAAGTGAATAGAACCTTTTCCAAATACGAAGCCCGTCTGATCCGCCAGGCGCTTTTATCGCACGACGGAACGACCATCGCCCCGTTTTTTTCGCCCGAAAAACAGAAAGAACTCACCGCCGCCCTGGATAAAATGCGGTCGATTTTGTGCGATATCGGCGGCCTGGAACCGGCCTTTAACTCAATAACAGAGAATAACTTTTGTTACAATGGGAAAAACAAATAAAAATCAGAAAGCTGTCGACTATTTACGCGAATTATCGTTCCCGCTGTTGAACATCCGCACGGCCATGCCCAAGCTGACGGGAATCACCCAGCCCAAAGTGGCCAAGCTGGTCGGGCTTTCCCGGGTCACCATCGCCCATTACCTGACGGGAAGATTAAGGGACCCGGAAGCGCAAAGAAAGATCGCTGACACATACGGCGTCTCGCGCGAGTCGTTCTTTACCAACGAATACGGAAGACATTCGAAATCACGGAGGAAACCAATGGAAGCAGCCGTACAACCCCGCACGGAAATTGAGATTCAAGACAAAATCGATGGCCTGCATGACTTGGTAAACGACATTTTCATCTCGGTCATGGCCATCCACGCCGAAAACCATGACCGCAAAAACATTGCGCTCGATCAAACCATCCGCCTCCGCCGCGCCATGGAAGCCCTTGGCCTGCGTCACAGCGCCGAGGCCTTCCGGAAAAGGGGGTAGCCATGCACTGCGAGCGGTATCACTGCAAAATGGAGGAAAGGATCTGCGTGATCCGGCAGGAGCAAAAAATCAGCGCCTGTCATAACTGCCCGCAGGGCCAGGATATCCTGGCCAAATCCAAAGAACAGTCCCTTTCTGATTCGACGCCGGCGGCGGCCGCAAAAGAAACGTCTGATTATCTTTCCATCGTATCCGCCGAGCCGGCGCCGGCCATCACCGCTGAATCAATAGAATCGGCCGATCAACTTCAAATCGAGGAGGCTCCCATGGAAGCCCGCGAATTCAAAAAAATTTGCTACAGATGCAAACAGGAAAAAACCGCGTCAAGCGACCCCGAAAAATCAGATTTTCATTTCACAAAAAGTTCAAAGGACGGATTTGCTTCTGCATGCAAGGAATGCAAACAACAGATGGCAAAAGACCGATGGGCGAATCTTAAAAAGCAAAAACAGGAAGCCAGGGCGATTTTGCCCGAAAAAAAGCCATGGCGTCCGGTTTCAAAACCCATCATCGAAGGAAATCAGGTAATTTTTACCGAGGAAAAGCCGGATCCGCCGCCGATATCCATTTTAAACACCAGCCCGGTCCTCCGGATCGATCTATCCGATTACCCGGACATCCTCCAGAATCTGCGTACAGAGGCTAAGGACCAACTCCGCAGCCCTGAATATCAGGCGCTATGGATTTTGAGGGAGAATCTGAAACATGGACAGATTCGAAACGGATCACTCGGAACCGTATGAAGCCCTAAACCAGGTTTTTTGCGCCTGGCTGGAATCGAAGCCATGCCAAACGTGCATGGATGACTGCTGGCGCGATTATAAGTCATTACGCTGTCTGAAATTTGAAAAATGGTTAAAAGCCAAACCGCAGGTTCGTAAATGTTGACACTTGTTCCCCAAAAAACATACATCCCGGGTCATAACGATAACGACAGGGGAGGTATATTCATCATGCAAAATTGGGGAAAAGTCGTCTATATGAAACATCAGGGGGCATGGGGTGTGCGTGGAAAATGGCAGGGAAAAAGGATCTATTTTTCAGAATACCGTACCGAGATCGGTTTCCGCACCTGCCAAACCGAGGAGGAGGCCCGCATTCTTCGAATGGTGATTTCCTCGGAGATCGCAAACGGCACATTCAACCCGCTCCGGTATCGAAAATCCAGACCGCTCCACATTCGGGGTTACGCGGCTGCCTGGCTGAATATGGTCAGGCCCAACATCGCCCACGGAACATACAAAGCCTATCGGGCTGCCATCCTAAATCATATTGTTCCGAAACTCGGCGACGTGTTCCTGCCGGATCTCAATTATGAGGCGATCTTGAATTGGGTCAACAGCCTCCCGCTCGATGTCAAAACCAAAAAGAATTATCACGGCGTTCTGGCTGAAATGCTCCGGGACGCGGTCAAATCCGGCCACATCTCCCAGCTCCCGTCCCTGGTTCAGTTCAAGCATGGTCTATCGGTCCCACAGAAAACGCCTGACTGGATCGATGCGGATACTCAACAAAAGATCATCTCAAAGATACCGGAGGCGGATCGTCCCATATTCCATTTTATGATGATCACCGGCATCCGCCCCTCCGAGGCCCGAGCCCTCCAGCGCCGGGATATCTACCGGGACAAGGGATATATCATCATCCGTCACACATTTGCCCCAAACGGCCAAAAGGGCGAAGCCATTAAGACCGTCAAGCAGAAAAAAGAAAGGCGAATTCCGTTTTATTTGGAACTCGCCCCCATATTCGACAGCATGCCAATACAACTTCACACGGAATTTGTTTTCATCAACTCGAAAACCGGCACGCCATATTCCAAGAATATCAACCGGGATCACTGGAACCCGGCATGCAAAAAGGCGCTTGGCTACATCGTCCCGCTGAACGTGGCCACCCGTCATTCATTCGGCCAGCGGATGGCCGAGCAATACGGCGTCGAAACTGCCTCCGCCTTGCTCGGCCACTCGACCACCGCCGTCACCAAGCGGCATTACGTTGATGCCGCCGAGGCGGCCCTAAAAAAAATAGGAAACAAATGACCCATTGCCATTCATTTCCCACTTTTATTAAGTCTAATTATCTGTTTTTACTTAATTCAAATGGCGGAGAGGGTGGGATTCGAATTAACCCTCTGCCAAATTCTCAATTACAATTCAAGTACTTACAAGCCAATTTTCGAACCTTTGACAACCCATTTTCAATTCGATCTCTAAACGTATTATCCCAGTCCGAAAAAGCAGTCAAGATCTTAAATAACCTCCCCCGGCCACCCCTGACGGGAAAAGTAGCCGCTGATTATTTTCTGTCCCGGCGTGTGAACAGGGGTTTTTTGAAGGCCTACTGAAAAGGAATTTCTGTTTATGGGCAAGGCACTTACACTTTCTGAAGATCAGCGCGAAGCCATAGCAAGAGGCCTTTTTACGATTTCTGAACATTCGGCCGAAAAAGGCGAGTTACACGGCCTTTGCCCGATTCACCATGAAAAGAATCCCTCTTTTTCCTACAACTACAAAAAAGATCTCTATCATTGCCTGTCATGCGGCGCCGATGGGGATTTGATAAAACTATTTTCGATTGTCAACAGCCTCGATGAAAAAGAAGGTTTCAAACGGTTTTGCACTCGATACGGTGTTGCATCCGACTCCGTCCCCCGCACCCCAGATCGCGCCGGCAAGCCTGCCGCTGACCAGAAATACGGCGACGGCGATCTTAAATTGGTATGGAATAAATTTCCACCGTTGCCCGAATCGTGGATTAAACGCCTGGAGGAAACCCGCGGATGGACAAAAGAGGCCTTACAGGCCCTCGATATCCGCCAGCAAACCTATTACCAAAAAAAAGAAACCGGCGAGCTGGTTCAAATCAAAAAGCCGGAACGGGTAGCCATTCCCATCCGGGATGAAGCCGGAGTGATCCGTAACATCCGCCTGTATAAGCCGGGCGCCCAGAAAATGAAAATTATCTCCTGGGGCAAGGGGTTTGGAAAGGCAAGGCTTTTTCCTGCTTTCCCAGGGGAAAAGGATCCAGTCCTCCTGTGCGAGGGCGAACAGGACACCATATGCGCGATTAGCCATGGATACAATGCAATCACCCAGACCAGCAAGGTTAAGGTCTGGGCTGACGAGCATAAAAAAGTTTTTGCCGGCCGGGATGTCGTGATCGTTTACGATGCAGATCGGCCAGGTGAAACCTATGCGGCTGCCGCAGCGCATAATCTGGCCGGGGTGGCCCGATCGATTAGGGTTTTGCTTTGGCCGGCGTTCATGTGCGATTCCGATGGGAAATATTCGGAAAAAAAGGGGGAGGATATCACCGACTTCTTTGTCAAACACCATAAGACCCCTGCTGATCTGAATCAACTCATCTTTGCCACGCCGGAATACGATAGGCCAAAAGAATCGGCCTTGGGATCGGAAGCCCGGTTTTTTGAATTCGGAATAAATGGCCGTGTGTCTTTTAAACCGCGGCTGCTCGCCGAATATGTTTTAAACGAAATAAAGCTGGTTCGAGATCCGGAAACCGACCAGTTGTACCGGTGGATTGACGATCACTGGGAATTGTTTCCTGAGGATTATGTGGAGCGTCGGTGCGGGGAGCTTCTGGGCAATGAAGCCCAAAAGACCCGCATAAAAGATGCTGCGTATCAAACAAAGATTTTTTCATCCATTCCGCATGACCGCAAAATGAATGACCGTCACGACTGGGTCAGCTTATCAAATTGTATGTTTAATCTCAAAACCGGCGAAACGGTTCCGCATGATCCTGATTTTTACGCCACCTATTCGCTTGGTATAGAGTTTCATGCGGATAAGCGGCCGGCTGCCGAGACCTGGATTAAGTATCTCAACACATCGGTCCAGACCTCCGGGCCGATCATGCAGCTCCAGGAGTTTATGGGGTATTGTTTTACCCGGGATACCCGTTTTGGAAAATGTTTATTGCTTCTAGGGCCCGGATCGGACGGAAAGTCAATCTTCATTAAGACCCTCCGGAAATTGGTCGGCGTCGAGAATTGCAGCGCTGTTTCTTTCCAGGCGCTGGAAGATCAGTTTTTAAGATCAAGCCTCTATAACAAGCTGTTAAACATTTCCACCGAGGTCGGCTCAAAAGCCATCGAATCCCAATTTTTCAAAGCCATCATTACCGGCGATCCGATCGAGGCGGCCTTTAAGCATAAGAACAGCTTCACCTTTACGCCGTTCTGCAAACAGGTGTTTGCAGCAAATAAGCTGCCGCGCGTACTCGATAATAGTGACGGGTATTTCCGCAGGGTGCTGCCGGTTCAATTCAAGCGGCAATTCCTGGAAGATGACCCGGATATGGATCCGGATCTCGAAGAGAAAATCGAGGCCGAGTTATCCGGGATTTTCGAGTGGGGAATCATCGGCCTGCATCGGCTCTGGAAAAACAAACGGTTTACGATGTGCGACGAGACCATTGAAATTATGCAGGGATACCGAAGGCTGAATAACCCGGTGATGGCATTTGTCCAAGATTCCTGCGTCATCGGTGATGATAACCAGGTTAAAAAAGATGAGCTCTATACCGAATATAAAAAATACTGCACCGACGGTGCATATAAAATTTATAACAAGGAAAACTTTTTCAGGGAGTTGTATGCAACTGTGGATCATTTGCGGCTGCATCGACCCAGGGGAACAGACGGCGCCCGTTTCAATGTCCTCAAAGGGATCGGTCTGTCAGGAGAGTTCAATGCTTAATTTTTTTTGTTTTCCCCCGCTCCCCTTTTTCTTAAAACAGGGTTCGAATTTTGCCGAATATTTGGATTTTTTGCCATTTGGTCAGGGTGTGGTCAGGGTGCGGTCAGGGCAAAATTTAATTTTATACCACACCAATGGATTGAATTCGTTTGGTTTAATTTATTGGTCAGGGTGGTCAGGGTAAAACTCAACAACAATACGTATGCGCGCACACGCGCGCGCGCGCGTTGGTTTTGGTTCTGACAACATTTTGAGTTTATAGAAAACTACTCTGACCACCCTGACCGACGTAATAAAAACAAAATGTTATGCCCTGACCGGTGCCCTGACCAACCCTGACCAACCCTGACCAAAAGAAAAGCGATAAGAGTTAAGGCGGACATATTTTCAGGTATAAGAGATAGTTCGATGAACCTAATAGACAAACTAACAGATCACTGGAATAAGGTTGATATCGGGGTAAACAGCGCCGAAAAGCCTCAATCAATCACCGAAACCGATACGGATACCGATGCCATAGAGACATTGACGCCTGAACAAACCGGCCGGCCGGTTGGCGTCAGGATAAGCTCATGGCGTGACAGCCAAACCATCCAAGCGCTTTCAAAACATCTGAAGACCAGGAATGATATCAAGCTGATCGATGTGGACGGCATTCCCACGATCCAGTTCAGCCCGCCTCTGACCCTGGCGGATCTTCAGAATCAAACCGATCGATACCTGCATGCCAATAAAGCTGTCGATCTGTTGATCGCCGCCGCGGATGATTTGAGATATTTAATGGAAAACAATGGAATAAAATTAGAGAAAAAACCAAAGGAATGGCGCTCGCGGGTCCTTCCCAGCCCCTCGAAACCTTAGGGGTCAAACTAC